CATAAGTATTAATTTTAGTTATACTTATATTTACAATTTTCTCTTCATCCTGAACTGCCCAGCACTGATAGTGTTCTGGGTCTTGTAACCATGTAAGGTAATCGTAAGTAGTAGACTCACCGACACTGCTTTTAAGTGCGCTAGCTATGGCAGATTCTATTGTCCGCCAATGTTCTACAACTTGTTTAGGTGTCAGTAAGATTACTTGCATTGTTAAAATATTCCTTAATAGTTAAATTATCGCATAGACTCTACTTCTGTTCTTAGCTCACTCACCTGAGTTAATAGTTCCTGAACTTGTGAGGTTAGTATTTCAGTTTGTGTGTTTAAAATAACAGGAGGAGCGGGTAAATCAATCTGCTCCGCACTATCTACCATGACACCCTTCCACATCGTACCCACATAACGATCACTTTTGTCCCCACTAAAGGTGTTAAGAACATTCCCATCTATATCTTTAATTTCCCAAGCCATATTATAACCTCATTATGAAAAGACCACCACCTCCACCGTCTCCTTGGATTCCGGTGCCATCTGTCTGACCGCCACCACCACCAGCGCCAATACCACCGAAGCCACCATTAGCCCTTGTTTGTGCAGAAGAAGTACTGACGTACATGCTTGCTCCTGCACCACCACCATTAAATATTTCCCCATTTTCACCACCAATACCATTGGGGTTGGCTGATAAACTATCAACAAGGAAAGCAGCACCTCCACCACCTGACATGGACGTTCGTTGGTTAGCAGGTCTTGCTAAAGCCGCAACCTGTGCTGCAGAAACAGTTGGGAGACCTGTAATGGATTTACTAAGCCAAGGAACTGCGACACAAGTAGAGTTACCTGGGGGTAAATTGCCCAAGTATGGGCCTAGAAAAGACTGCCCCCCTTGTGTTGTGCCTGTGAGAAAAGCATAATTCGTATCATCTTCATTCATGACTCTGCTAAGACCTGCATGAATAGGGGAAGCAGACGTGCTTGATATGGCTTGACCCTGTGCTGAAAGCGAGCCTCCGCTAATATCATAACCTTGCCCAAATATACCACCTCCTGCAGCTGCAGCAACTGAACCAGCACCATAGGAAATGTCACAATCCCCACCACGGGTTGAGGATATGCCAAGGAAGTTAACTCCCGCGCCACCTGCACAAGCCATCCCGTTTTCTGGGGTGGTAGCCTGACCACTTACCTTAACACCACAATCATAAGTAGCATTACCTCCACGATGACCCACCCTAAAAACTGTCTGGCTTATAGACGAGTGCCCACCGTTTTGAATAGAGGGTATAGCTCCACCCGCTCCTCCTGAATTTAGAACATTATCTCCAGACGTGACTTTAGTACCACCCTCTCCACCTGGACATGTGATCCTAATGTCAGTAGAGGCTGTACCACCTATGTAAAAGTTAGAAGAACCCCCATCACCCCCCTGACCAAGGGTAGAATTAGAGGCAGCTCCACCAAAACCGAGCTCAACCCCCAACTGATCTGTACCATTCCAATCTAGCGTCCACACAGCTATGGAAGAAGACCCCCCTCCCGATGCAGCTCGTCTACCCGTCAGGCCTGGTTCGGCAGTGCAGCCAGCACCCCCACCCCCAACCATAATAAAACGGTAAAGTCCCGCACCTGAAAGCATAGAGCTTAAACTTGTAATATATGGAGGACTTGTTCTGTGTGTAAGCATTAACCAAGACCCTGCAAGACCCTCTATGAAAGGCGTGGCAATGTTTGTTATATCCCCTTTAATAGAGAGGTTACCTGCAGATGTATCCCAAGAAACGTATTTATCAGAATCCCCAAAAGAAACATCACCACTAGATGACACAATAGCCCCCGCCCCTGAGACAGGTTTTGCAGAACTATCTGTCACTAGATTACCAACAGATACTGTAGCAGCAATAATGGAATTTGTAGCTATATTACCACCATCAATATCTGTAATAGTAGAACCATCCTTTGAGAAGTCACCACTTGAAAACGTAACTAGCCCTGAGAAAGAAGTCACAGAAAGTGGTGAGGTACCAGTTGCTGTTGTTGTTGTTGCTGTACCTGTTGTGTCTGAGAATAAAAGATCCGAAAAATAGACGCTAGTATCTGAAGCAGCTTGCTGTGTTGGGGCTGTCTCAGACCACCCAGTTTCGATATTAGATAAGGCATTTGTTGCCCATGTAATAGTAGCTTGGGGGGTCTGAGGCACATTTGTTAAAGCTCTAAAGAGACGCCGTGAAGCAAGACGAGGAGCTGGGTCTCCATCTGTTATGTCCATTATTGTAATTTCGTCTGATGCTACTCTTGGCATATTTATTCTCCTTTAAGAATCGGCTACACTTACAGAGACTCCGAAACGCTCTTGTGTTGTTACATCTTCGGCCCCTACAATGATATTTGGAAACCCTGTACCTGATGCTAACACACCACCTGTTGAGATAACAGTCCGATCAGTTTGAGATGTAACACGAACTCCTGCCCCACCGGCCCGTGTCCAGGTGTATGTTATACTTGTGGTTGGGGCAACACCCGTATCAGCGTCTGTTACCAGGGCTGTTAGGGTCTTTGCTGTACCTGAATTGTTTTTAAATACCACCCCATCACTAGATGTTACCGCCACAATAACAGCACCAGTACCATCCGCACCTTCTTGAACTTTAAATACAGTAAGAGCATCTGAACCACCAGTAGCACCTGTTACCTTAACTGTTAACGTATTACCAGTATTTCCCAAGTTTGTTTGAGCAATAGCTAGACGAGCAATACCATTCTGTGTGACTGGGAAGGTACCTGTAGTTGATACAGTCCCCGAAGTATCGGCATCGTAGAAAGCAATACCACCTTGAGCAGTACTCGTAGCAGTTTGAGTAATAAATGAAGCACCGTTAAGAGAAGTGGCTAATGTGATGTTACCCGTAGTACCTTGAGACTCAATGCCCAAAATAATATTAGGCTGACTAGCATTAAGAGTACCTGAGGAATTTGCAAAGAAGGTCTGTGATGATGGTACAATCTCAATAACCTGACCACCAGCCCCCTCCTTAACAACAGACAAGGTAATATCTTGTGTGAGACCAGTAACAGGTGTTGTTGTAGATGTTGGAACCACACTGAATGTTAGTCGTAGTGTGACACTAATTGCAGCTGTTGCTGAAATAGATGGGATTGTAATAGTACCACTAGCGTTGGAAGGGGTTCCCCAACCAGTTGATGAACCTACGTATGCGACATTGGTGATAGAGAATGTGTTTGGTGTAGACCCAATAGTGCTAACATAAGATGCTTGTGTTTGACCTACAAATACAATTAAGGTAGATGTAAATCCAGCAACGTTAGAAACTGTACCATTAGCTGCAGCGGCAAAGGTGTGGTTAGCGTTAGTTGTGAAAGCTGTAATCGGATTTGTACCGTCCGAAATATCGGTAATTGTAATTTCATTAGAGGCTACGCGTGCCATATTATTCTCCTATTTTAACAGAAACTGCTATTCTTGTTTGTGTTGTTACATCTTCAGGACCTAGCACAATACGTCTAAGAACTCCTGTGTTTAAAGATGCAGCTATAGCAGCCGAATCTTCTGAGTTTGCTGGAACACCAATGGCACAAACCCCAGAACCATTTACGGTATTGGGTATTCCATTGGTTGATATGACTGTCCTACTTCCATCATTAGTCAGGCAAACTGTGTTACCCTCATAAGTCCAATTATAGTTATAACTATTATAATCTGTGTCAAAGGGAGTTACTCCTCCAAGATTAACATTAGCTGTTAATATTTTTGGGGTGCCCACAGAGTTTTTAAATATTGTACCGGAGTCTGTGGTTATATAAACGCTTAACCCATCGCTTGATGTTGCTTTTTCCCAAGCACTGCCAGTAAAAACCCATATATTTTCTGTATCGTTGGAGTATATGATATCGCCTACCTGGCCCGGGTCTGTTGGCAGGGGGTCATTAGCCGACATAGAGATGGAGGCATTTCCTACTCCGCCTTCTATGATTTGTATAATTTTATTTAAGACATCTCTTGTAGCTTTGTCTCTTACACTTGATGGAATAAAAACATTGGCCATTAGCGTTTGCCTCCCTGAGACACCTCTACATCAAACCCCGTTATTTTAGGATTTATACTGTCTTTCATAGATAACTCGATATCGTAGTATCTGCCATTCAGGCGATAGTCTTCTTTATGCTTGGTGCTGGGATTAAATGTTCTAGAAGAACTATCTGAGCTAGGAACTGCTAGTTGATTACTGTCTTTTACTATTGAGGTTGCCATAACAGAGTTTTTAGATACTACTGCGCACCTGAAACTCGCCTCTCCTTTAGGGTATACTGAGGATATCTTCTTAGTTACTGTTTCATCACCCAAGTTGTTATCTAAAAATTGTACCCAACCTGAGCTTACATAAGTACCACCTGCCCGTTCATCTCCTAGCTGAAATATCCCTGCTTTCCCCCAAGCAAAAATAAGGACCTTACCATTAAGTTCACTTTCAGTTATATTTCTAATTCCGTCAGTGCCTACTGTAGGTAAATCTCTTCTGTACCAGGTATTGTTTTTATAATTGTAACAAAAGGCTTTGTCACAGCCAGTAGTATCTCCAGTACGATTAATCGAACTATAACACACCCATACCTCTTTGTCTGATGCATGATGAAAAACAAAGGCTCTATCTCTTGCAACAGGGTCTACGTCTGTGTATAAAGACCCTTCAATACGGCCCCTAGAAATATTTTCTTTATTAGGTCCACCATCATGTAAGTATATTCCGTAGTTACCCACTACAAAGTGTCTACCATTACCAATGTCTGCAAAGCAACCTGGACTATATAATCCATCATCATCAAAAAGAAGTCTACCAATTAAATAAAGAGGGTCTCCTGAGTCTTGATACTGTAGAACGGCATCCTCTTTATATACAATTAAATACTCACCTAGTTCAGCGGCATCCAGTATTTCTCCAACTGACTCAGTAACGATATCATCTCCTGCGGAGTTTGTTGATCTTGCCACAAAATCAATTCCACTTAGAGTACCTAAAGCGGTGATTGGTGTGGACCAGATTAAAGAAACATTACCTAAATTTTCTGAACCGGTATAAGAACCGTCACCATTTAGTGCAATAATACGATTGTTGTAGGTTAATAACCTTTGAGCAGTAGTGCCTGCAATCCATCCAGTTAAGGGGAAGGCTGCATAATTATTTAACTGCCCAGTAAGGCTTGAATCATTGTCAATATCTATTTGGGTTATTCTACGTAATTCTCGAGGGGTAGAAGCTCCGTCATTTGCTATAACAATATCATTAAACGGAAACAGGTCAATGTTAAACCTGGCGTTATCGTCTAGAGGAGTGACTGCAGTAGACCCTGTTATGGATGTAGATCCTGAGTCAGTTATATCTTCTACTATTTGAAAAGTTAAGTTTAATCCATCAGAGTCTGTTTCATAGAGGTAAACAAAGTTAAGTGTATCCTCTCCCGTAGGAGTCCACTGAGTCATAGCGTAAATGTTTCTGGGGTTGGCACCAGTATTAACTGCTTGCCCACCTCCAATATTATTAGCATTATCTGTTCTGGTCATATCGAAAACACCTTGAAGGGAGCCATCGAAAGGCCGCATATTAAGCCCTCTAGCGAAGGTAGCAAGGCTTTGCTTTTGAGCAGGGGTATCTGAGTTTAAGCCCCCAATACCTACCTCCCCTAATTCTATTCTGGGCATATTATTCTTCCTCCAAGTTAATTCCTAATTGTTTATACTTTCTTCGAGCACACCTTAATCGAAATGCTCTAAGTCTTGCATTAACTTTTCTCTTTCTTTTCCAAGGTCTAGCAACCTCTTGGCTACTAGATTTCGCAACCACCTGCTGTACAAGCGAGGGTCTGCGCACCTTCTGTATTGTCTTCCTGCTCATATATTGAGAGTTCATTCCAGTTGATTGACGATGGAAATTCTGAGAGTGCTGCATTATATTCCTTTTCAGAAACAGGCTGATAAGGTGCTTGCTCATACGAATGCTCGGAGTAAGGCAAGAACGATACACCTGTAAGGTGATCGAAATTATCATATACCCAGGCTCCCACTTCTAACCACTCATCTTCTTTCACATACACAGTAATAGATACAGAGTGTTCTGCCCAGTTCTGTTTTAATTTCAACCATAATTTCAATTGCTCAATAGCACTAAGATCATCTGCCATAATAGAGCCTTGTGGGCTTGCAATGGGGAAAGAGAATACAGTAGTACTATCTGGTTTCATAAAACAAGGTTCACTAGGAACCCCCGAAGTTTTCATAAAGTCAGTAAGAGGATCTTTATTATCTCCACGTACTGTTCTAATGTAGTGTTTAGCAAAGCGACCATGAATACCAGAAGAACTGTTAACCAGTTGACTTACAGTACCCGAAGGTTTAATTGTAGTAATAGCTGTTGAGGCAGGAATGTTAAGCTTGTGTGCCCACTCTTCGTTAATCTCTACAGCGTAATCACGTAGTTCTTTAATTTGATCTTCAGTAGCATTAATAATAGCAGGACAATCACATACCCCAGTAAGGGATACCCCTAACAAACGTTCTTCTTCTGTATTTATTTTCCAAATACTACGAAGGTAAGGGAAGTTAGTTAAGGTAGATTGAAGTGTGCCAAGGATAGTTGCCACTCGAATTTTATTTTTAATTGTATCAAGAGTATCTTCTGATCGAAGTACTACCTCTGTTAGGTTACAGAACTGATTTGATCTGAGAGCAATCTCTGCACACGGGTTGGTCCCATGAATTTTATCAGAGTCTCTACGATCAGGAGCACTCTTTTGTGCACCATACCTACTGTAGATACCTCGTTCACCTGACTTAGATTCAATAAGCGCTGTCCACTCTTTAATGAATGTAAGTGAATCAGGTTTCTGTAGGTATACAGCAGAGTTATTAGCAAGAGCACGATGAGAACTTCCTTCCCACCATTGCCCTGACTTAGCGTTCTGCATCGAGTGGTCACCAAGATCACTTAAAGATATCATAGCAGATCTACGTACACCACCTACCACTACAATCTCACCAATCTTACACATAAGATCGTGACACTCCAGTGGAGTTAGTTTGCGTCCTGCTGCCTTCTTGAATAAATTCGTAGTAAACTCAAGTAGTTCTTTAAGTGGCTCGGGACCACTCGCACGTCCTCCCATTGTTTTTAGCTTAGCACCTGCTGGTCTAACTTTAGAGTAATCAAAAGAATGTACTCTTCCCAGATAGAGGTCAGCAATATGTTTACGAAGTGCTTTAGACCACCCTTCTTTAGAGTCCTCAATAGAGATTACTCGGCCAGAAAGTTCAAAGTGATCATTAACAATGGGTAGCTTATTAACATCAATAGCTTCCACAGAAAAGCCAACACCCGTACCACACATAAGGATATACATAGCCTCATCAAATGCACGGGAAGTATCCACCTTAAGGTAGGAACAGTTATAACCTGTAATATTATTACGTTCAAGAGCAGGGCCACTAGCCCACATAGCTCTCATGGATGGCATGGTACCGAGAGAAGAAATAGAAGAAGTTAACTCCTTGTATAGCTTATCACTTATCATACCCTTCCAAGTAGACATATAACGATTAACTGTTTCATCCCAGGTTTCTCTACGTTGTTCTGTTTCTAACCAACGAGAGTAACGAGAAAGGTGAATAAATGTTTGGTAGTCTGTGGTCATCTGTGTTTCTCCTTAGATAACTAAGTTATACCTGTGTTTCCTTAAGTATAACTTATATAATATATAATAGTAGGGAAGGAGGGTTTCTCCTTTTAATAGGGGACTATGCCGCCTCTTCTGCTTCAGGAACCTCTAAATCTTCCTCCAACATTTTAGCAAAGGTATCTCGACCAACTTGTAATTGATCTAAGTTAAATCTAGTAGAACCGATCTTACGATCTAAGTCAGATAGGTGGCTAATTAGCATCTTTTGCTTATCAGTAAGTTGGTCTGCAGTGTATTCTTTGTCGTTAATAGTAATGGATTGTGTTTGTTTCTTTTCCATTTTATTCTCCTTTAAGTTATTAGTCGGCCGTATAAACCGACATATCTACATTGGTGGGGGCGTACTCAGTAAAAACTGTGTCCTCTATTCTGACTATAACATTAACCTGCAAGAAAACTGCGTATGATGCACGATGTTGAGCAACTTTTGCAGTCACCTCAGAAGAAGTCAAACCAAAGTCCACATCTGAGTGTTTAACAGACGCGACACTATAGAATTTTGTTGTGTCTAGGCTGTTTATCTCGCTGTCTGTTAATGTATTTACTGGGATTGACCAGCCAGTAGCAGCGCTCCCTGAAAGCTCTTTAACAACTACCCAATCGGTAGGGTTGTTATCGAGTCGTGACTTTGTGTTTAAAACTGCGGTATTGGCTAGAGCCTCAGTTTCGTAATCAGTCCCACAATATTGCCAAATTGTAGTCATCTAATTTACCCCGCTCCAAAGAGATTGATTTCTGACATAATTAACATTTATAACTGCCTTGAAGTCAGTATTAGTTGGCGTGAAGCCCGCGTGTTCTGTATCTGCCGTAAACTCTACATACCTATTTTCCAACGGCTCGACCTTGGTGCCATCTCTGAACTCAGTGTATCCGTTGTTTTCGTTTAGGTATAGGATTCCAGTGTAACTGTAACCTGGTATTCTTAACCCTTCTCCAATGTCTACATGAAATCCGCCACACTTGTGCTCTTCTGTTCTGAAATTCAAATTTGCCTTAATTCTTTGCCATGACAATACATCTAACTTATCTAGAAACGGCTGCATGATGTGATGAAGGTTGTTATAGTCCATAGGAGTCATACACATTTGAGCATTGTAAGTGTCGTTTGTGCTCAAAATTCTAGACAACCTCCACGCGTCCATTTCATTAGATAGTAGAGTGTCCCTTATGAGATCAAAAGCAAATTGCGGTAAGAAATTGTCGTGAATTTGCATTAAGAACTCCCGTATATGGTGCCGTTATTTGCGCCAAGTGTATATGAACCTGTGATAGCCGCACCAGCAGCACCGCCGCTTCGTGCGTCTACGCCGGAACCAGGGTTGCCAGCCGCACCCCAGTTGCCACCTATGCCACCACGCGCGCTAATTCCACCGCCAGTTGCGCTAACCCCGGCTGTATTGTTAAATGGTTGTCTACCTCCACCAGCAGCCGCGCCGTATGCACCGCCGCCATCTTGACTTTGAAGGCCGCCGCCACCGCCCCCGCCGCCGCCGCCAGTTGCGTTTGAGCCGCCACCGGCAAAATTTCCGTTTGCGCCTAGGCTGCCAATAGCGCCACCTGCACCGGACCCATATCCGCTACCGTTGCCGCCGCCAGAACCACCACCGCCGTGGGCTCTGTCGTTATCGGTGCTGTCCTTAACGCCACCGCCGCCTCCGCCGCCGCCAGCGATAATTCCAGAAGAGTTGTTAATAAGTGTTACGCCTGATGCAGTGATGTTTAACGCAGGTCCAGCAGCGCCGCCATTATAGTTTGACCCATTACCACCTTTCCCAATAATGTAACCACTGTTTCTTATCGTGCAGTTTGCTACATTAGCGAGTAAGCCGGGGTTTGCTGTGCTGTTAGCCCACAAGTACACACCTGAGTTTACAGTGACATCAACAGCCTCCGAGCCGTCCCACCCAGCCGCTGTTGCCAGTGTGGACAGGTTAGCCTCCTGCATGTTAGAAGATATCGTAAAGGTGAACGCATTAGCCCTACCATAGCCGTCAGCCATTTCTATCTCGCCTGACGCAATACCAAACAACCCACGAACAGCCGAGCCGCCCATGTCAATCTGAGCCGTACCACTGTTTCCAAGCTCCACATTAACGTCATTGAGTGATATTTGACCTGATGTTTGTAATGCCATATTACTGACCTCTCAATTCTTCTATCTCTGCTTTCAGTTCTTTTATCGCTTCTACAAGCAAGCCAATAAGCTGGTCATATTGAACAGTCTTATATTCGGTTTTGTCATCTTCACCCATCTTGAGCGGCAATGTGCTTTCAGTGATTGCGCTGGGCAGAATCTTTTCAACCTCTTGTGCAATAACACCAGCGGATTTTTTACCGTCAGTAGTGTATGTGAAGGTGTAACCATTGATCTGGTCAACCTTGTCCAAGGCGCTGTCAATCTTAACAATGTCAGTCTTGAGGCGTTTATCTGAGATTGTTGTAGAGTAAGCAATGACGTTGCCTTCAACGTGTAGGTCTCCGGTGTTGTAGAGGCGCATATCAACAGCACTATCAAGAACCCAGTCTATGTAAGTGCCAGACCCAGTTATAGAGGGTGTAGTGATACCTGTTGTTCCAATACCTGTTGTTCCATTTAATGTAATAGCCATTAGCTGGTCTCCTTGGGAAACTCAGCTTTAATAGCTAAGATAGCGTCTTTATATGTTGTGGTACCGTTGATAGCATCATCAGAAATTAGTTCTAATTGATTTAAGGCATTGTATTTAACCTTTCTGTCACGTTGGTATTTTGTAGCGTCGTATTCTGCTTTTAACTCTGTCGCTTTGATAGTAACCTCTACCATTTGTTCATCAGTTAATTTACCTGTAGAAATGTAAATGTCAGCACTATCAGGTTCTTGTGAGCAGTCACCATATAGGATGCTTGCTGCTTGTAATAAATCTAAACTCATGTTATGCTCCTATCTCTGTAATGATTATTTCTGATGTGCCTTTTTCGTAGGCGTCTGAGCTAATGGCAAAACACCTATTAGTCCACATTGTTTTTGCACCATTTGAATCAGCAACAAGGCGGAAGGTTATTGCAGTCCCGACCACTGACGATGTAGATACCAGTGTTGATATGTTACAGTTTTCTAGTGTTGAGGAGTTGTTGTCAGCTATGTAACTTTGCACAGGTGAGCCAAGGCCATAACCCCGACCCTGACTATTCATATTTACTCTCGTTCCATCCATTTGAATATTAAAACAAACATCCCATGCACTACTAACTTCTCCAACCCAGCGAACTGTTACTAAGAACTTGCTATTTGCACCAAGAGGTGTGATAGCTTTTGATATTCCATTTACAACTACATCCGTCGTAGATACTGTCTGTGAGGCTTGTGTGGCAGTAAGATAACTAACAACCTGCAAAACCTTACCCCCACCAGGAAGATTAGTTAGAGCAGCACCACTGATAGCAGGCAAAGCACCAGTAAGATTAGATGCGGCTAAAGCGCCAGAAAAGGCTGTGGCTGAGAGAGTGCCAGTTATAGTTAAGCCTTCGGGGAACGTAGGCCCGCCATTGCCGGCCTCGTTCGTGATATTATTTACTTTCATAGTACTCATACTACACCTCCGGGCTTAGTAGGCCACGTCACATTGTGTGGGAACCCAGCTTGTGTTGTAATGTTCAACAAGGCGGTACGATATGATGACCACTCTGCTTGCTGTGCTTCGCTCATCTCTGCCCAGCGCAAAGGGTTAGACACAATAGGATCAACTACTGTGGCTAAGATGTTGTCACGCTCTGCACGAACCCCTTCAGCTGCGTCTGCATCTAGCTCTGCCTGTGTAGGCGGAACATATGCTGCGAAGTCTGTGTTGATCAGGGCCATGACTGCACCATTGTCAATCGTGGTGTCTGTATCAGTTGAGTCAAGAGTGTAAGGTATCCAACCGTACTGTGGGTGGTTAATCTCTACGTTCATGCGGAGGTTGTCAGCTTGAAGTGATGCCGCATTGCGGAATTCTGTTATTGTAATGCTCATTATGAAATCCTCACAAAAAGTACCTGCCGCATGTAGCTGCCAGTCGAATAAGCGTTTGCACGTCCCATCGCACGCCACGTCCCACTTAAAGTGTTTCCGCCTTTGACGAGCTGAAAGGACGGGGCCATAGTATCATCTGCAGTACCCGTCGAGTACCACATCCACGCCGTTGGCTGGATACCACTTCCTGCATGTGTACTATTTTCTACAATGCCGGTGGTCGTCATAAATCCATGAACATAAGTCCCAACAGCCCCGTAGTCTGTACTAGCGCCAACACCCGTTAAGGCAGAACCATCAATAGCTGGTAAGGCTCCTGTAAGTTTATTAGATGCTAGTGAGCTTGAGTCATTAAGCAACACACCAGTGCTGTCTGGAAGTGTCAACGTACGGCTGGTGTTAGAGCCGGGTGACGCAAGAGAGAAGGTACCCGACCCTGATGAGTTGGGCTGTATTTTTATTGTACTCATATCAAACCACCGTCCATGTTTCGCCAGCGCCCACTGTCACAGTGACGCCAGAATTGATTGTAATTGGGCCAGCCGACATTGCGTTCTTCCCATTTGTAATTGTGTAGTTAGAAGTAACATTCTGACCGTTCTCGTAGAAGATGTCGTCGTTGCCACCACCAGTTGCACCCGCTGCAATACCTGTCAAGCTAGAGCCATCGCCGTGAAAGCTGGGCGCATGGATAGGCTCAGTAGAGGTGATCTGTGCGTTGTTAACCTCAAGACGCTCTGCTCCACCAGTAACAACACGCCAGTGGTCTTCTGCGTGGAACGAAATGTAGGTGTTGGTGTCACCAGAGTGTATTATCTCACCCGCAACATATAAAGCGTTAAACGTAGCGTTACTATTAGTGTTTAGTGGTTGGTTGGCTGTATATGTGGTGTATCCATTAGGGTTGCTTGCAGGGTAGTAGTAGCTGCCATGTTGCCCATCAAGCAAGTCTGCATCCAGACCAGAACTTGCGCCGTCATTGCCAGCGTGCCATGCGGTGTTGCCAGCAATATTTACGCCGCCACTAACCGTTTCTAGTACAACAGCACTATCGTAGTATAGTCTTACATACGGCGTTGCTACATCATTGTGCATAGAGATGAGGTTATGGTTTACACCTCCTGTACCTTCACCTTGCCAATAGAAACTACCAGCAGCATGTAGGTAGTTACGGAAATATGTATTAGTGCCGTCATGCCACATTCTGAAGTCATCTGAGGCACCTAAACGTAGATAATCGTTATCCGAAAGATCAACAGCACCACGAACACTTAGAGTGCTATCAACCGTAAGACTGGTAAACCGTCCATTACTCCACGTATATGAAGAGTTACCTACTACACCTGTATTGTCTGTGGGGGGCAGTACATCTGTAGCAATCAGATCGCCACCTACAGTAAAATTACCAGAAGCGCTAGAATGGTTATGACTGTCATCCGCTACAGCAACACTAAGTGTAGCATTGGCGCTACCGTCCCAAGAGACAGACCCTGATGCGTCACCGCTTAGGGAGAGTGTACGGGCTGTGGTCCATTTAGATGCTGTACTTGCGTTCCCTGATAGCGCACCAACGAATGTTGCAGCTTGCACAGAGGCATTATTAGTACCTCCATCCGAGTCAAAATGAAAGCGCCCTACACCGTTTGCATCATCGTAGCGTATGTAGTCGTTGTTAGCGAACTTAATACGATTTCCGCTTCCTATTGTTAAGTTAGCGGTGGTGAGCGTACCAGTAATGGTATCGCCAGTGACGTTCACAAAGCGGCTGTCTGCCTCTGACTCAGTATAGTAGCGATCATCATGAGTATGGCTTGCTGGAGCAAAGGCGCTTGCATGGTTACCGTCCAAAAGATCAGCATCTAAGCCTGAGCCAGAACCGTCGTTACCTGAGTGCCATATCTCGTTCCAACCAGTCCAAGAATTACTGTAGCGGTAGCGAAAGTATGGGCCATTTGAACTATTATAAGGAATGGCAAACTGAGTCATATTCCCAGAGCCATCCTTGGCGTTATACTCAAAGCTAAAGGGATGGTAATAACCAGAACCAGAAGGTCCGTTAGTGTGTGACCCTAATAGTAATGTATGACCCTGCCCAGACCTAGCATTGGTAATATGATTCCAGTCAGTAGTACCGCCTGTTGTCGCCGCACCAATGCCGCCTGTTAACAGCCCATTTATGTCGAAGGAACCATCAGAGTGAGTGTGGTTATGACTATCGTTTGCCACCGCCACACTCAACGTAGCATTACCTGAACCGTCCCAGCTTACACTACCAGAGGCATCACCAGAGAGGGATAACGTTCTAGCTGTGGTCCATTTATCAGCGTTGGGGTGGTAGTTATCGTGGAATATGTTTAAGAGGGTGCCTGATGCGCCTACACGATAATGCAATACCCCTGTGTTAGTGAAACCCATACGAGCAAGCTCGCCAGTGCTATTGGCATACTTAATGACAGAATAGTAGTCACCATCACTTCTATTAACGGTAAGTTGATCTGCGTAGCCACCAGAACTCAATGTAAGAGTGCCAGTCATGGTATCGCCAGTGACATTTACGTAGCGACCATCTAGGTTAGTAGAAGCAATACCTGTGATATGCCCATACGTATCAAGAGTAATATCTTGAATAACTGTGCCATTAGAGTTGTTCACAGAGGCTTGGCTGGATGTGTCAGCGTGATTGATTGTGACTGTACCAGATGTACCGCCACCCGTGATACCTGCGCCAGCCGTGACTCCTGTGATGTCACCTACGTTAGTTGTGTAACCAGCACCGTTGGTTAGCTGATTGTTGTTAGTGATATAGTTAGCATTAGTAGCGCCTGTATATCCAAGGTTAGCCAGAGTAAGGTTGCGTGTAGATACTGTAGCATTAGCATCCGTAACGTGACCTAAAGTGTCTGTTGTGACGTTGAAGTCCAAGTCAGAGATAACAGTAGCGCCAGTTAAGGGGCCAGTATCCACAGACATATCATCACCGGGGTGTGTTGGGTGTGTATAAACAGTGTTAGTATCGGGCGGAGTAGCCCAAGTAAACGTACCATCGCCATCAGAACGTAAGAACTGGGTGGCGGTACCATTACCTGTTACTTTCAAGTTATCTGCATCGACAACATTAGAAGCAATAGTCAAAGCACCTGAGCCAGTAACTTCGCCAGTGTGTGTAGCGTTGTTAGAGGAGCTAGTACCCGCACCGATTAATGAACGAATTTCTGCAGCAGTAATGCCGGAAGCTAAACTTGGGGTAGCACCATCAGTAGAAATAGCAGGTGCAGCTGTATTGGTAGCACTTGCAGCAATACCGTCAAGTTTAGTCTTAAGGGTAGTTGTGAAGTTCTTCTGGGTTAAACCACCATCACCAACACTGTATGTTGTATTGATATAGTTACCTGAGTGAATGTTAGTAGCACCTTGGTCGGTTGTCCAGTCAATGTGCTCATTAGCAACAAAGCCTGAGAGTGTATCGTGGTTGAGTGTAACAACACCAGTAGCACCGTCAACAGAAGTAACTGAGTCTGTAGGTGTAGCCAACAGAGTAAAGTCAGCCATAGTTCCTGCAGTACCACCATTATGCATGTAAGTCTGATTTTCATCAGAACGAACAACAACATCACCTTCTTGTGTAGTCAATGCAAGCATAGCTACTTGTGATACTGCTGTTTGAACAGAAGTCAAAGCAGTAGCTGGAAGGTTAGTCAAGTGGATAGTACCAGCAGAAGAAGCTGTCCAGTCGATATGCTCGTTAGCGACATAGCCAGAAAGACTATCATGGTTAAAGTCACCGGAGCTGTAATTAGTATCTGTTGGAGTAGCCCAAGTAAAGGTACCGTCACCGTCTGAACGTAGGAACTGAGATGTTGTACCGTTACCTGTAACCTTTAAGTTACCAGCGTCAACAACGTTGTCAGCAATAGTCAGTGCACCAGAACCTGTTACTTCACCTGTGTGAGTAGCGTTAGGTGTGGAGTTGTTGGCGTTTGTAGCACCTGTGTAACCTAGGTCAGCAAGTGTCATTGTACGTGTTGCAACTGTTGCGTTAGCGTCTGTAACGTGTCCTTGAGTATCTGTTGTGATATTTAGGTCAAGGTCAGAGATAACTGTAGCACCTGTTAAAGCACCTGTATCGATAGCCGCATCATCACCTGGGTGTGTTGGGTGTGTATAAACAGTGTTTACATAGTTACCACTGTGAATGTTAGTAGCGCCTTGATCAGTAGTCCAATCAATATGTTCATTGGCTACGAAACCTGCGAGATTATCGTGGTTAACAGTAACCGCAACTTCACCCGCCGCACTAATGCTTACACCAGTACCAGCAGTAAGCGCAGCAACAACGTTAGCTGTGTCTGTAACATCAGCACTTGCTTCAATACCGTCAAGTTTAGTATGATCAGCATCTGTAAATACATTACTATCTGTAGCTGCTTCTACTGCCGCCCTGATTTCAGCGTTAGTTTGATCGCCAGTTGCTCCTGCTTCAATACCGCCAAGTTTAGTATGATCAGCATCAGTAAAGACGTTACTGTCTGTAGCAGACTCTACAAGAGTGCGTATCTCAGCAGCAGTTTGATCGGCTGTTGCAGAGGCTTCAACTCCATCAAGTTTAGTTTTATCAGCTGCAGACATCGTACCTGCTGCAGAAGTAGTTGCCGCTGTACCTGAAATAGTTAAACTATTACCTGAATCATTATAAGTTGCGCTTACCCCTGTTGTTCCAGTGATTAAACTTCCAACAACATCTTGAATAGACTCTGTTGTAGCCGCTGTTGGATTCCACTGAGTACCGTCATAAACTTTAAGTGAGCCACCGCCTGTGCTAAAATACAAGGCACCTGTTATAAGAGCATCACCGTCATTATCAACGGTTGGGTCTGAAGACTTTTCACCAAGGTAACGGTCATCAAAGCTATCTAAGGCTGCTTCTGCTGCTGTTTGGGCAGTCTGAGCAGCAGTAGCACTGGTAGAAGCATTAGTGGCTGAAGTTGCGGCTCCTGAAGCTGAAGTAGCTGCGTTGGTCTCTGAAGTAGAAGCCGCAGAAGCACTACTAGCTGCCGCTGTAGCGCTGTTACTCGCGTTAGTTTCAGAAGTTGCCGCATTAGTCTCAGAAGTAGAGGCTGCAGAAGCACTGCTTGCCGAAGCTGTAGCGCTATTGCTAGAATTTGTTTCAGAAGTTGCCGCATTGGTAGCGCTGGTAGCCGCGTTGGTCTCACTGGTAGCCGCATTAGAAGCGGAAGTAGATGCTTCAGAAGCCTTAGTTGTTGCCGTAGAAGCTGAGGCAGCTGCGTTAGTAGCAGAGGTGGCAGCTTCCCCGGCCTTAGTTGTAGCCGTTCCAGCGTCAGTCGATGCAGATGAAGCAGAGCTTGCAGCATTAGTTTCACTGGTAGCAGCGTTTGTTTCAGCAGTTTCAGCCGCAGTTTGCGCAGTTTCAGCAGCAGCCTGTGCTGTTTCGGCATTAGTCTCCGCAGTTTCAGACGCGGCCTGCGCATTAACACTAGCCACCTTAGATGCTTCACTAGCAGTGGCTGATGTAGCAGCATTAGTTTCACTGGTAGCAGCGTTAGTTTCTGATGTAGCAGCGTTAGTTTCACTGGTAGCAGCGTTAGTTGCTGATGTAGCAGCGTTAGTGGCTGATGTAGATGCTTCTCCAGCTTTAGTTGTCGCTATGCCAGCCTGCGTTGAGGCTGTAGATGCACTTGCAGCGGCATTAGTTTCCGATGTTTCTGCATTGGTTTCCGCTGTTTCAGCAGCAGCTTGTGCTGTTTCCGCATTGGTTTCAGCTGTTTCAGCAGCAGCCTGTGCTGTTTCAGCATTGGTCTCTGCTGTTTGTGCGGCTGTAGCACTGTTAGCTGAGTTAGTAGCACTGGTGGCTGCATTGGTTTCACTTGTAGAAGCAGCGGAAGCACTACTTGCAGCATTAGTTTCTGAAGTAGCAGCACTAGTAGCACTATTAGCCGCATTAGAAGCACTCGTTGAAGCTGCACCTGCAGAGTTACTTGCATTAGTGGCACTTGTAGCCGCTGCTGTAGCGCTGTTAGAGGCTGCAACACTAGGTGCTTCCCATGAACTACCATTATAAAACTTAATAGCATTACTACTACTATTGTAGTACATGGCACCTTCTACTAAGGCGTTTCCATCATTATCAACACTTGGATCAGAACTTTTAGTTCCTAAAAATTTATCATCAAAGTTATCAAATACTAGCTCAGTCGCAGCTTGCGCTGTTTGAGCTGCAGTAGCACTGTTATTAGCTGAAGTAGCAGAGTTACTAGCATTGGTTTCCGATGTAGCTGCATTAGTCTCTGAAGTAGCCGCATTAGTAGCTGAAGTTGCAGCATTAGTTTCGCTAGTAGATGCTGCAGAAGCAGAACTAGCCGCCGCTGTTGCAGAGTTAGCTGAGTTAGTAGCGGAAGTAGCCGCCGCAGTAGCACTATTACCTGCGTTTGTTTCGGCTGTCTCCGCATTAGTTTCTGCAGTCTCTGCAGCTGTTTGAGCAGCTTGAGCCGCTGTTTTAGCTGTATCAGAAGCAGTAGCAGAATTTGCAGAGTTAGTTTCTGAAGTAGCTGCTGCTGTCGCAGAGTTTGCTGCATTAGTTTCTGAAGTAGCTGCATTAGTGGCAGATGTTGCAGCTGCCGTAGCAGAATTGCCAGCATTTGTTTCGCTAGTAGCAGCATTAGTTTCGCTTGTCGATGCTGCACTTTCAGAGTTACTTGCATTAGTTTCTGAAGTAGCAGCGCTAGTGGCACTATTAGCCGCATTAGTTTCACTGGTAGCAGCGTTAGTTGCTGATGTAACAGAGTTAGTTTCACTTGCAGCAGCGTCGGTTGCTGATGTAGCAGCGTTAGTTTCACTGTCTGCAGCATTTGTTTCCGAAGTGCCTGCATTATTTTCACTAACAAGAGCAGCAGCTGCACTTACAGAAGCTTCCCCTGCTTTGGTTGTTGAGATTCCTGCTTGAGTAGCTGCAGTTACTGCGCTTGTTGCCGCGTTACTTTCAGAGGAACTTGCATTATTTTCACTAACAAGAGCAGCAGCCGCAGAGTTAGCTGCATTTGTTTCTGATACTTCCGCGTCATCTTCAGAAGATTGAGCCTCTGCTGCCGAAGAAGCAGCGGCAGAAGCACTTGCAGCCGCATTTGTTTCTGAAGTAGAAGCATTTGTTTCTGATGTAGCGGCATTAGTTGCGCTTGTACTTGCATTTGTCTCAGCTGTTTCAGCATTTGTTTCAGCTGTTTCAGCATTTGTTTCAGCTGTTTCAGCATTTGTTTCTGCTAACTCTGCCGCTATTTTAGCAGCAAGAGCGGCTTCCGCATGGCTTGCAGCAAGCAAAGCATTTGCAGCAGACTCACTAGTAGAAGTAACAGAGTTTGCATTACTATCAGTATCAAAGCTACCCCCATCGTCAACAGGTTCAATTATATTATCTGAATCTCTAAATCCCATTGTACACTCCTCTACAGCAAGTTATCGTATGCGAATGACATTGCTAAGTTTCCGCCTTTTGTTTTACGAATCAGCTCTTCTTTGTTTAACTCTTCTAGTTCTTGATTAAATAATTCTTGGTACTTTTTTATTTCTTCGTTATCGTTAAGGTAGATAAATACCTCAAGTAGTGCTCCGAAAAGTACTATTCTTTCATTCTCGTCCCGCAACCAGTGTTCGGCTTCATTACCTACCCAGTTGGTAGATCCATTATCTATGTAGGCCGCGTAGGTGACTGGGTTAGCAAGGATATAAGGGTTAAGTACCTGCACTATATAGTCATTGTAAGCTTGAAGTTGCGAAACACCCTGATACCACTTAGTGTAACTCAAGGCGTCAAATGTTCCTATTAAGCCATTATTGTCTATATCTCCCAACATACGCCCATCGATAGTTGCGGTTTCAAACAAGGCTACTGATTCAGAAATATCTGCTGCTGCTTCTAAAATACCAAGGGCAACGGCATCTACCCTAATCCCATTGACTACTACAGGTCCACTGCTTCTAGCATTAAAAAAGGATTCTGTCTTGTCTGCAGAAGCAGAGTAGGTAGTCGGAACTCCATTAACACTCAAGGTACCCAGTCCTGCTTTCCAGTTATTGTAAGTAGCAGAGTAGGTAGCATTGAGTGCAGGTAGACGTCTGTAGTAATGAATTTCTAATACATCTCCCCTAGCAAACTTGCCGTGAAGTTTTATTTTGTTTCCTACTCTGGTATAAAAGTTAAAATCTTTAGTCTGGCTATAACCATCATTAAAGGTTCTAACGTCTACTTTTTCGTTATATACAATACCTGGGTTTTTAATTGTTGTGTTAGCGTTACGTATAAATACAATATCAATTAAATCATTGGGAGTTGGCATAGTAAGTACACTGCCACCTTGATAAGCACTTGGCCCCAAGTCTGGAGTGTCAAATGCCCCTGCGGCATCTATTTCTTCTTGTGTTCCGTTTACGTCATATAATTTAGTAATTTCTAGTGGAGGTACACGTAGCGTTCTGTAAGCTTTATCGGCTCCATACTCGAAACACCGGGTTACCACTGAGTTAGAAAGAACTGAAACATCTCTGTTAGCCCAGTCCCTAATCATTCCTGCGTTATCACCAGTGAAATCACCAGATCCTA